TGATTCTTTGTTTTTGCTCATTGATTCTATTACTTATTGTTTTAGGAGTAACACCTGTCCAACCACACTCATCAATTAGCCAATCAACTAATGCTTGAGTATCATTAAAACCATTATTAAGAGCAGATAAAACTTCTTCCCATTCAGATTCACGCTTCTCAGTAGAATAGAAGTAACCACGCTTCTGTGGTTTTTTCTCGTAGGTTTCGAGATAGTCTTTAAGTGTCATATTGCGTCCTGTTTAACTTACTCAAATTATAAAGTATTACTGTGATATTTAGGGTATTTCTTGGGAATATTTTAAAGTTTTTTTTTGGGCATAGCTAAAAGCCTATAAACATTGACTTTTTTTTTATTGTTCCCAAGTTTCAAGTAGAGACTCTTGTTGTAATAGAGCTATACCTCTTGGTAAATGTGTTTTATGAAATTTAGAAAAAGACAATCCGTCAATACTATCAACACCAATTCTTAAACAATAATTAATTCTTTTATTTGAATTTACCCTTCCAATATGTACCCATTTGTTTTTTTGCTTTGCAATTTTAATAATATCTCTAACTTCTTGTCCTAACTTATATTCCGTAGTGCCACCTACAAATACAGAATCAAATTTATCAAAAGGTATATTGTCTTTAGTTGCACCGTCTTGTAATACCAAAGCAACAGGTTGTCCTGTTTCTTTTATAATTGGTTGCCATTCGTCAAATAGTTCCATTGTTTCTTTAAATTTACCTACAACATCAGGACAACACACAAACTTGCAATTGTCCTGACCTTGTATTTTTTCTAATAGTAATCTAAATTTTGATTCTTTAAATTCTACAAAGCAACCATTATCAACACCATAGATATAATTTGAATCAAAAGTATCTTCAGCTTTGCTTTGTAAATCAGGAATAAACAATCTACCAATATATTTATTTGGATATTCGTTTATATATTTTTGACTTTTAGCTATCAGTATCAACATAATTAATTACTAAAGACCATATATAGCCACCTAAGACTTTTGCTAAGAATTGTCCTAGTGTAATAGTCCAAAGTATTCCACCAAATGCTATTGTTGGGAATACTAAAGAATCAACTATAGCTGACCCTACATTACTTCCATTAATTTTTATTAACTTTGATTTATTAATTAATTTTTGATAGATAAATACATCTACAATATTTGCTAATAAAAATGCAGTAAAGGAAGCTATTGCTATTATTCCTGCACTTGAATTGAGTAAATAAGACATCAATGAGCCTGATAGAATAAGTATTAACATATTCCAAAACAAGTTATCATTTTTCCAATGTTCGTGTAGTTTATCTCTACAAGTTAAATCTAATCCTATAAACAAAAAAGCATTTACAATAGACCAACTTGCACCAAAAATAGCAGTTGTTATATTTGCTAATACAATAGCTACTAAATATAAAAATACATATTTGTTCCCAAAAGTTTTCATCATTCTCCTTTTTTAGCTTAGCTTAGCTTAGCTAGTTTCTTCCCAAGTTTCAAGTAAAGCAAAGACAACTTCATCTAACTTATCAAGCTCTACTACAACTAATCCATTAGAAGTTCCGTCAGGCATAGCAACAAACATAAATGGTCTTGTATCTCCTATTGCAACATTCTTATCAGATTGTTCTTTTGCTTTTAAATATTTAGTCCATAATGGTTGTACTTGTTTTCCTGCTTTAACTTCTACTCGAACTTGTCCTTGCCAAGATTCTTCATTACCCATTTGAGAACGAAACTTTGTATCAGGTATTTTTAATTTTTTCCTAGCTAGATTCTGTTTTCTTCTACCTTTATTTTTATTAGTAAGACCACGCTTTTGATTTTCAGACCAACCTTCTCTATTCTTACGATTCTTTTGACCTAAACCCTGTAAACCTTGTTCTTCGTGTTTGCGTCTTTTCCAATCAGAAAAAGTTTCATCATCTCTAATATCAAACTCTCGATTCATCTAACACCTTCTCTAAAATATTTAAACTTACTCTAAGTGAACTTATAAATCCAAGTGTATCAAAATCAAATGTTGGTACAAGTAAACAATGTGCCAACCATTTATCTCCATTCTCATTTTCATTCTCAACTTTAACTGTTCTGTAAGTATCATTCTTTATCCAAGTTAAAAGGAATGGTAATAAGTTTGTAGGATTCCAATAGCGAACAAAGTTTGTTGGATAAGTCCAATACATCATATAATCTGCAAATGTTTTCATTTGGCAACCAATAGCAAGTTCTCCACTCTCTTGTTCTATTAAATATTCCAATGCAAGATTATTAGTTTCATTAATTTGCGTATCTGTTTTAACTTCAATAAATTTAGAATTTAATTGTGTATTAAAAACCCAAATGTCAGCACCTTTAAGTTGTTCTTCCATTCTTGTTTTTCTTGCGTGGAACTTATGTCCCTTCTCATCTTCTATTGAATTGTAATGTGCAAGGATTAGTTTCTCTCCAATCTTGCCAATCTTATCTTGGTCTTTAAAATTAAAAGTCATAATTCCAACAACTCCTTGAACTTCTCCAATGTTTTCCCTTGCCGTCATTATAGAACAACCACGAAGCTACTTTAATATTTAAGATTGGGTCTTTTCTACTTCCACTAAATTTCAATTTTTGTTTTAACCAATTCCAAGTTTGGTCATTAAATTGAAACAAACCTACATCTTTTGTTCCATTATTATTGATATTAACTGCGTGTGGTCTGCCTGTTGATTCACAGTAAATCATTAGACTAGCTTGTAATAAATCTTCTTCTTTAAAGTGTGTTTGAAGAATAGGAAGCCAATGTTGTACAACTTCAACCTTCTCGTATTGTTCCCTGCAATCTAGGAATATGTCCATATCATTTGCCGTTGGTGGCAAAGATAATAAACAAACAATCACACCTTCAATAATTAATGAAGGCATTGTTCTCCTTTATTTAATTGTTTATATATTGTAAGTCAGTTTGTTTAGAATTTCTATACAAACAATTTGTGTTATCGCAAAACAAACTACCTTGATATGTGGTAAGATGTTTGCCACAGAACATACAACTTGTTCCTTTTACTTTCACAAAAGTATTATAAATCATAAATTGACGAATTTGTGATTTAAAATAAAAAAAAGACCTTAGATACTAGCAATAGCTTCTAAGGTCTTTTAAATTATTTTCCTGCAAAATATTTAATTTGCTCTAATTTTCTATCAGCATTATATAAAGGTTTTGCAATATTCCAAAAACGCACATTGTATTGAGTTTCTAAAATTATTGATTTATATAATTCTTTTTGATTTTCACTATTAGCTTTGGCTAATTTTTCTTCTAATTTAACAATATGGTCTTTGAAACTATTTACAGTTTTTTTATTAAGTTTATTAGAAATAAATTGAAAATAAACTTTATTTCTGTTAGTAGAATTATTTTCTTTTGTTTTTGTAATAATACCTGTAGCAACAACTTCTGCTAAAAATTCATCTAATAATACTTGTTGATTATCTCTAAATAATTTTACTCTTTGATAGTAAGTCATTTTAACTCCTTGTTTGTTTATTTCATTCATAATCAAAGATTACTAGAAATAAATAACTATGCAACACAAAAATAAGAAATTTATAAGTTTTTTTTATGATTATTTTAGGGTGGTAAGTTATGCCTAAATGATATAAAAAGCTCTTAAAACGGCTCTAAATGGCTAATTTAAGCACTATATTGGATAATTCCACCAATTAATATAACAATAAAGGTTGCAGTAGCTAAAAGTTCTGACCTAGAAATCTTTGTATTTACCTTCTCGTGAAGTTCATCAATGCGAGAATTTATCTTATCTTGTCCTTCTAAGACAAGCAATAACATCTCTTTTTGTGTCATTCCATTACCGTTATTATCTGCCATTAATTTTCCTTACAGTTATCACTACCATATTTGCAATTACAAATAGTAATGTATGTTCCTTCTTCGTTGCGAGTTGTACTACATTTATCTGTCATAATCAAAAAAATCCCAATCTTTATCAAAAACAGAACGGTTTGATAAATCCCATTTACTTACTCTTTTAATAAAAGAACTAATCTCTTTTAAAAAATAACCTATTAAAAATCCTATAAAGTAATCCATAATTATCCTTTTATATTTTTAATAATAATACCTAAAAGTAATGTAATTGTTGCAGTTTTAAAAGCAATAAATAAATGCTCAGCAGATAAATCAATTCCTGAAGTCATACCTAAGATACAAGCTACAAAAGGTTTAGACCAATCTTCAATGTTTTTTTTTAAAAGTTTTTGCATTAGCTACCACCTAATTTGATAAGAACTTCTGTTAAAGCATTGTTTAATTCTTTTTCTCTCAAAGCCAAATCAACAACAACTTGTTCTAATTTATCTATTTGAACTTGATAAACTACTGCCATTTGTTGTAGTTCATTAACAGTTTTAAATAACCAAGCGACTAATCCTGCTAAACCACCTTGCAGAATTTGTGATAAATTAACTTGTGTTTTCATTAAACCTACTTATTGTCGTAGGTAATTTTTGGTTTATATTGTTCAAGACCATTTTGCACAACTGCTAATCCTGAACTCAAAAACGCAACACCTATTAATTCAAACATATTTGCGTCTATGATTCCTGATGAGTTTGCTAAATACAAAGAAATTGCAGATTGCAACCCTGTACGAAAAGCCTTACTTAAAATAAATTTCCAATATTCTTTATTTCTCATTCTTCTTCCTTTTTATTTGGGTTGCTTAACAATACCTTAGCATATAATTTACAATCTTTATTGACACATTTATATCCAACTTTAAAAAGTTTTGTGTCTTGGTTGCACAAATGACAAATTAATTTCAAAGAATCCTTTGATTAAGTTATTGTTCTACCTGATAATTTTATTAAAATTTCTCTTATTAAACCTTTAATCTCTGATATATCTTCTT